GAGCCAGTTACCCCGACTTCGCCCTTTTGACCTTTCGCACCGGTAGAACCTGTGCTTCCAGTACCTCCTGTTTGACCTTTTTGACCTTTATCACCGGCAGAACCATCATTACCATTAGACCCTGAAGGACCGGTCGGACCTGTTCCCCCAGTTGAACCAGTAGTTCCTTTTTGTCCTTTATCGCCATTTGAACCATTACTTCCACTTGAACCAGTAGGACCAGTTGGACCTGTAGGACCTGTTGAACCGGTGCTACCAGTTCCTCCCGTACTACCCGTTGTTCCTTTTTGCCCTTTACTTCCTTGTGGACCTTGTATTGAACCACCACTTACGAAACTACTACCATCAAATATATGTAGAGAATCGTCTGCTTGAACAATATAAGCATCTCCTTTTGAATTGCCTGAAGAAGGAAGATTACTTGTACCGGCAACTTGACCTTCAAATGTAATACCTGTTCCTGTTGAACCTGTAGGACCTGTGCTTCCTGTAGGACCGGTAGGACCAGTACCACCTGTTACACCCGTTTGACCTTTCTGACCCTTGCTTCCTGTTGACCCAGTATTACCTGTAGTCCCTGTTTGACCTTTTTGTCCCTTATCTCCATCAGAGCCTGATGGACCTGTAGGACCAGTACTACCAGTTGAACCACCGGCACCTGTTGAACCAGTTGTTCCCTTTTGACCTTTACTTCCGTTAGAACCATTAGAACCGGCACTACCTGTACTACCAGTAGGACCTGTTGCTCCCGTATCTCCGGTTACGCCTACTTCACCCTTTTGCCCTTTATCTCCGTTGCTTCCATTTGAACCTGATGGACCTGTTGAACCTGTGTTTCCTGTCGGACCAGTTGAACCCGTTGAGCCTGTAGTACCCTTTTGGCCTTTAGAACCTGACGGACCTGTTGGACCAGTTGAACCATCAGAGCCATCGTCCCCTGTAGCACCTGTATTACCGGTAACTCCTACCTCACCTTTCTGACCTTTGCTTCCACCAGAACCTGTAACTCCGACTTCACCTTTTTGTCCTTTGTCCCCATTACTACCATCGTTTCCTGCAGGACCGGTTGAACCCGTTGAACCCGTAGGACCAGTTCCTCCGGTGCTTCCTGTTGTTCCTTTTTGTCCCTTATCACCATCTCCACCGGCATTACCAGTATTACCAGTTACACCGACCTCACCTTTCTGTCCTTTATCACCTGCTGAACCATCTCCACCGGTTGAACCCGTAGTTCCGGTTTGACCCTTTTGACCTTTCGTACCAGTATTACCGGTCGGACCTGTACTACCAGTAGGACCATCGCCACCCGTTGAACCGGTTGAACCAGTTGTACCTTTTTGTCCGGCAGGACCAGTAGGACCAGTTGAACCTTGCGAGCCAGTTGAACCACCCTCGCCTTTTTGTCCCTTAGAACCATCATTACCATCAGAGCCATTGCTACCGTTTGAACCACTAGCACCAACTTCTCCCTTTTGACCTTTTGAACCATCGGAGCCGTCATCACCCGTACTACCTGACGGACCAGTAGGACCGGTTGAGCCAGATGAACCTGATTCTCCTTTTTGACCTTTTGAACTCGCCGCACCTGAAGGACCTGTCGGACCGGTAGGACCGGCTGTACCTGTAGAGCCTTGGCTTCCTATTTCACCTTTCTGACCTTTAGTTCCTGTTCCAGTAAGACCTAACTCACCTTTTTGACCTTTAGAGCCGTCATTACCATCGCTACCATTTGAACCATTCGTGCCACCTTGACCTTTCTGACCCTTATCGCCATCAGCACCATCTCCACCTGCCGCTCCTGTATTACCTTGGCTACCTGTATCGCCTGTCTGACCCTTTTGACCTTGATTACCAGTTACTCCGATTTCACCTTTTTGACCTTTTGAGCCATCGCTACCATCACTTGCTCCGGGACCTGTAGCACCCGTAGTACCCTTTTGTCCTTTGTCACCTTGACCACCGGTTACACCAACTTCTCCTTTTTGCCCCTTGCTACCATCACTACCATCTGAACCGGCATCACCAGTTAAGCCAGTTGAACCCGTTGAGCCTTTCTGCCCTGTTATTGAATTACCTTGCTGACCTTTTTGACCTTTGTCCCCGTCTGAACCATCTGAACCATTATTACCAGTAGAGCCAGTACTACCTGTGGGACCCGATGGACCTGTGCTACCGGTAGGACCTGTGTTACCTGTAATACCCAATTCACCTTTTTGACCCTTACTTCCTGTACTACCAGTACTTCCGGTTTGTCCCTTTTGCCCTTTAGCACCTGTATCACCTATATCTCCACTTCTTGCGAATGTAATTATAAGTTCTTCGCCGGCACTAAAAGATGTGGCACCTGATAAATAAGCGACTGGTACTTTAAAATATCCAGAGGCTTCAGTTATAGCTCCACCAATTTGGAATAATGCGAAATCCGTTGCATCACTTTTATTTGAAACTCTTACATGACCTTTGACTGCTGATGTTGAGTCATCAATCGTTCTTAAATATGCTTGTATATCAATTGAGCCTTGGTCTACATCATCAATAAACATAACACTTGCTGATGAAACATTCGCATTGTTAAATTTAACAATACCGGCAGTTGGGTCGCTATCAGATGTATCGGTAGCGAAATTAAATTCTACTGTTTGACCACCGAAGTTACCTTCGTGACCTTTTTGACCTTTTGTTCCTTGTGAGCCGGTTGAACCTGTACTACCTGTGTTACCAGTTGAACCAACTTCCCCTTTTTGTCCTTTGCTCCCTGTACTCCCAGTTGAGCCTGTCGGACCTGTGTTTCCTTGAATACCTTGTGAACCAGTACTTCCCGTTGAACCGGTTGTTCCTTTCTGACCTTTGTCCCCTACGCCACCAGTATCTCCGGTTGAACCAGTTGACCCTTTATCACCTTGAACACCCTGCGAACCTGTTGAGCCTGTGCTTCCGGTAGCACCTGTCGTTCCTTTCTGACCTTGTGAACCGGTATTACCCGTTGTGCCAGTTTGACCCTTTTGACCTTTATCTCCTGTGTTACCAGTAGAGCCGGTATTACCCGTTACTCCTACTTCACCTTTTGAACCTTTATCACCTTGATTACCAGTAGGACCGGCAACTGAACTGTCAGCACCCTGTTGTCCCTTTTGTCCTGCCGGACCTGTAGCACCTTGGGCACCTGCAGGACCTTGAGTTCCAATCGTGACGATATCTATATTATTTGTACTCATCTGCTTACATTTCCTCTTATGGAATAAGTGCCATCTAATAGCCTATCCACTTTGCCACTCGCATCAGTTAAATCTATATCGTAAACGCCATCGCCTACTAATAAATTACTTGTGTCAGTTGCTGATACTTCAAGTGTGATTGTTCCTGCCGAACCACCCATGGCGACTCGGTTATTGGCAACTGTAAGAGATATTACATCACTAGCATCGTCTTGGTTTTTTCTTAAATCCATTTCGGCTGAATAGCCACCTAGATTTATTAGAGTACCAGACGGGTCTTTGAGAGTCAGAGTATGCTTAAAGGTTGCTCCCTGCTCAATGATAAAATGATGATACCCTGCTGCCATAAATAATTCCTAATAAATATATGGTATCTACCATTTCAGCGTCTGCTGTTAAAAGTATAACAAATAACTACTTACTTGGCTTTTTTAGTAGTTTTCTTTGTAGCTTTCTTTTTTGTAGTTTTTTTAGGTGCTTCTCCACCTTCCCAAGCTTCATTCACATCGGGAGTTGATTTATCATCTCCTACCAAATGACCTTTTTCATTTCTAGCTCTTTTGATTTCAACTTCAGCTTCAACTTCAATTGTTTCTTCAACTGAATCCATTTTGACTTCCATCGCCCAACCATTAGCAACAAATTGCTCCATGTTGTTAGCCATTACATCATTGTCAGCTTCAACAACGCTGTCTGCAGTCATTAGCTTAACTTCCATTCCTGCTTCATCAATAGCAACAGGTTTAGGTACTAATATTTTATATTTTTTATTTGCCATTTTAATTCCTTAATAAAGTGGGGAAGTTTCCCTCCCCACAAGTTTCTACAACCTAGCTTATGCCGGTGCGTGTCTTGGCTTACCAAGAATTACACTTGCACTCACTGGAGTTCCAGTGCCATGAGTTCCGCTAAAGTTAGCGACTACTCTTACATATCTCTTTGTACCTAAGTACTCAATCTCAGAGATTTGTGGCGACTCAGCATTATCGTCTAATGTAAGGAAATTTCCATTAGCACTTAAAGTGCCATTTACATCAGATGACTCGGCATCACTCCAAGAAGAATTGTCATCAGAATGCTCTAATTCAAATTCAATCTTGTTTGTGCCACTGAGCGTAATACCTTCAACACCTGAATCAACAACGACAGCTACATTTTCATAGCCTTGTGTGTCAACGCCAGTACCGTTAGCATCAGCATCTAAAACTGCAGGAGCTATAGATTGCATTAGTTTAATGTTATTACTTAAATCTTGCATTATTTACTCCTTATTAAGATGATATTTTAAGTTTAGCCAAAGCTTCAGCCTGTATTACTTGACCACCGACTCTACGCCTAGCAATGTATCTAACATTACCAGTTGTTGCTTGAGTTAGGTTGTCTTTCAATACTGACATATTGACTCTGTCCACGATCATGTACCCTCTTCGGAAATCACCGAAAGCTACTGGGAATGCATTAGACGCAATGTCTGGCATATCTGTAGCTTCAACATAGTTATATCCTAAGATAGAAGCAGTTGCTCCACCTTGTAATGACATACCAGTTTGGAATACATATTGACCTGCTGTATCTTTCAATTTTCTGATTGCCGCAAGTGTAGTTCTGTTAAATACAAAAGTACCATTTCTTGCGTAGTCAGACTTGATAGAATGAACAAGTGAGATTAATGAATCGGCAGTAATAGCTGATGCACTTCCACTGTTTGTTTCTGTTAATCCAGAAGCAACCATGAAGCCTTCAGGTTTCCCTACTGCGTTACCCAATACGAAAGCATTACCTTCAGCTTTTGCGAACTGCTCAGAAAATTCTGATTGCATTTCAGCTTCTAGGTTGAATACAGTATCTTCTAAATCTTGTTCAGAAATATCTACTAGAGCGTATTGCTCATGTGCAGGTAGTTCTTCAAGACCGACTCTGTATCCGTCAGTTTCGCTACGAGTTCCGCTTTCAGCGACCCATTGTGCAGAGAAAGTAGCAGTTTTCTTTGGTATTTGAATACTTCTAGAGCCTGTGCTTCTTACTCTCGCAATACCTCTAATCGGAGATATTTCAGTTACTTGCTTTAGAAGTTCTCTGATATATTCCGGTGGTGCTAAATATCCACCTGTTGAGTCATTGCTTACTGTTAACGCTTTCTTTTCATCTGCTTCAAGTCCATTAAGACCCTTACGCAAATAAATGCCAAACGCATTCGTATAATCATCTACCTGTTTTGTATCCATTCCTGATGCAGGTCTTTTCAGAACTGTCTCAATTTTTTCTACATGGTTTTTGATTACTTCGGCTTCCGCTTGTGACTTTTCTAGTGTTACTTTAACATCTTCAAGAGCAGACATGTCTGATTCCATCTTTGCTAACTTACTTTCTAAATCGCCAACAGCTTCACCTTTTTCTAGCTTAGCCAATCTATCGTCATTTACCTTTTTAAATTCTTCAAAGGTTGAACCGATTTCTTGGATAGCTGATTTTACATCTTCCGACATAATAAATCCTCCATTAAGATTTTAAGGTTAATTTTATTTTCTTCACCTCGTCTAAGATTTCTGCCATCGTATCAGCCTCTCGCTGACCGAATGACTTGTGAACAGCACCTGCTGCCACTTTCGCTTCTGAACGAGAAAGATTGAAAGCATCTCGCAATCCATTTTCCCACTCTCTAATAGTAATATCTTCTCCTTTAACACTTCTAATCATCGCTTTAGGATTCATAGGGAATGTAACAAGGGATACTTCCATTAAGTCTACCTCTTTGATAATACGCTTATTGGTGCGTCTATCATAAGAAACTTTTTCAGGGTTAACTCTGAAGCCTATTGAAAGACCTTTTAAAGCACCCATTTTCATTAACTCATAAGCCTCAGCACCTGCTTGTGTTTTTAAAGCAAGTCTACCTTTCACTTTGAGTCCGTGTTCATCTTCTTTGATTGAATCAAATACACCGATAGGCATATCTGACTTATGTTGATATAAGAGTTTTACATCTACAGGTTTTTTTTGTTTGAGCGTTTGAGTGAAAGCACCATACTCTACAACATCATTACCTAAATCTTTGTTTCCAAAAACTGAGCCGTATCCTTCAAATTCTCCGTACTCTTTTTCTTCGTCATCATCTTGACTTCCGTATGCTTTTATTTCTGCATCAAAATCAAGTGTTTTGGATTCGCTAGGTTTTTTTGGTTTGTAGCCAGAAACATCATTGCCTACGAGTTCAATATATTCATCGTGGGTTTTGCATGGCATATATATTTTGTTCCCATCTTCATCATGGGAGTGTGACCCTACGCACCCGATAGCCTCGGCTCTTTCTACTGCCTCTGCTTCGGTCGTGAACACATCTTCACGGATTTGTTCTTTTACATCATTCAAGTTTGAATCTTCTTGCGAATCGTGAACGCTGTCACGGACAGTTGCTAAACTTTCATTACTCATACTGTCCTCTCTTTATATATTCTTAAATATTGCTCAATATTCAAAGAGCTACTCCTATATATAGTATCTTATGTCTGATGTTATCACAATATATACCAATAAAGAATATTATGTGACTTCGTCGTCCTCATCAGCGTATATGATTACACATCTACAGTTGATTACATTCTTCGCTCCCCCTTTTGGGTCACCAGCATAACTCATAGGTACACCACCAACTATAAAGTCCTCATTCATGCCAACTGTTTTACCATTAACTTCAGCATGGTCGGGTCTTGTTCTAGCATCATTTGTAGCTACCCATTTCTTTACTAGCTTAGTGCCTAAGTCTTGTTCAACTAATGTGTGATATTGATGTGAGGCAAAACTTGCCGCATTGTGAGTCTCCGTCCGAGCTATCATTCTCGCTCTTGAAAGATTTATAAGATTATATTTTGCTGTTATTGAACGGGCGATATCAGATATCGTTAAACCTTCTGCTCTTAGTTTCACTATGTCTCTACTTATCCTTGCCGACATATTAGCTGTTATGCCTTGAAGAAATAAAGTTCTAGTCTTGAAGTATTCCTCAACCTGTCTTTCAAAATCAATTGACCTACCAAATACGAATGCTTCCTTTTGATTATTCATTCTTTCATTATGTTCGTAGATATTCTTTGACACCCTACGATAATGTGAAAGGACTAATGGTATAAAATCTTCATTGAGTGAGCCGGTCGCAATATCTCGTTCGTAAATACCGAACTGCGTATATAGGAACATGTGAACATTGGTGAACTTACGAAAAAGGCTATCTAACTTTCTTACAAACCTTTTTTCAAGATTGTTCCTGATAATAAGTTGTTGTCTTGCTTCTTGACGAGAGTTGATTCTACCTTTACGAAAAGACGCGAAACTTTTCTTTTGTTTTTGCATTACACTTTACGCAAAGTCGCAAATCTATGTCCTACAATTACATCAGATGGTTCGCCACCTTGATAGACTCTTATTAAACATGCCGGATTATCTTCCGTAGCATTTAAAGTGAAGTCAGTTTTTGGTACTGGTAATTTACCTTCTTTAACTATCTTTGTGATTTTACCTCTTGCTCTGCCACCACTTGAATCCCAACTGACCATGTCCCCAACTTTTAAAGAACCTGCTTCAGCTTTTGATTCATTCTCAATTTGAGCTCTTTTCTTTTTCGCCCATGATTGACCTGCATCGCCACCCCATAATGCCCAAGCTATCCTTCCGTTTGATGGGTAGCCTTTTTCACCCGGACTGAAACCATCAGCCTGTTTATCTACTTCATGCCTTGAAAAGAATGAGTGCATACGAGTTACCGTGTCTAAGGAGAGTTTTTCTTTATTGCTGATAGAGTTTGCCCTAGCCATTCCAACCGATGTACCACCTCTACCGAATTCTTTTCTCCATGCTAATCCCTTATTCGCTTCTGATATCATTCCAGAAGTAGGCGTTGTATCAATATCGCTCAACGCTTTATCCATCGCATACCATTCTTCAAACTTTTCATCTTCATCATCACTGACCA